CTCCTGAAGCGAGATGTTGTCGCTGCTGCATCCAAGACTCCGTTCACGATCCCAGAGGGATTCAAGATGCACGGGTACGGTGTCCTCGGAGGTGAGCTTTACTACGGCCTTCGGATGCACATCGGGAGCGATCCGAAGAGGCTGGCGTTCTTCGAGCAGATTCACACGGATTATGGCTATGGGGCTGCAATTGTTCACGATGGCACCCTGATCGCACGGCACTTGTATTTCAGCAGCAGTCGGAAGGATCGCAGGTACATCGGCGGACTGCTGACGGAGCCAGAGCATGATTGGCTCGCGAAAGAGGAGGACAGGTTTCTGGCGGATTATTTGGAGGAAATATATGAACCCAAATCATAAACACGGACTTTCAAAAGATCCCATTTTCAAAACGTGGCTCGCAATTAACAGGCGATGTTACGACAAAAATCTGAAGGATTACCCGAATTATGGAGGAAGAGGGCTTGTGTCGTGCTTGGCGATCCGATCCTCAGTTGTTAACCTCCTTGCCACAATCGGGCCAAAGCCAAGCAAGACTCATACGGTTGACAGGCTCAACAACGATCTCGGATACACTTGCGGGAGCTGCGCCGAATGCATTGAGAATGCGTGGCCCCTGAACATGCGCTGGGCGACGCCAACTGAGCAGGCGAGAAATCGCAGGTGGTGTTACCGGGTGGAAATCAACGGTGTCACCAAGACGATTCCAGAGTGGGAAGAGATCACCGGCATTCACAATCGCACTTTAACCACCCGATATAAACGTCAAGGACTGCGAGGCTTGGACTTGATTGCACCGGTGAGGAAGAAGAAATGAACATCTACCAACAAATCGAAGATTGGATCAACGGAACACCAAACCCCGATGGATGGTGCAGCGCAGAGGCCGGGAAACTATTTGCTGCGTGCGCCATGGCGCTTCGCCCAGCGGTGTGTGTGGAGGTTGGCGTGTGGGGTGGTAGATCAGCGATACCAGTGGCTCTCGCGTTGAAAGAGATCGGGCGCGGCACACTGCTGGCGATTGATCCGTGGGCGGCATCCGAATCAATCAAAGGCCAGACAAAAGAAGACGGTGACTGGTGGAAAAATCAGGAGATGCACGATCAGGTGTTCGAGAGGTTCATGAAGACGGTGTATCACTTCGGGGTGCAAAACTGCGTACAGGTTATTCGTAAGAAGTCTGATGATGTGAAAGTGCCAGAAGAAATTTCGTTTCTCAATTTGGACGGTAACCACCGCGACCAAGCCCTTGTGGACATCAAGAGATTTACTCCGCACGTAAGGGTAGGTGGCCTAGTCCACCTGGACGATATTGGATGGGCCGGGGATTTTGTGAGGAAAGGTGCCGAATGGATGAAACAAAACGGCTTCATCTCCCTCTACGGTGTCGATAGCCGAGGCGAAATGTTCCAACGCATCAAATGAGGGCATTCGCGCTGACATTATCAGAGACTCCAGAGCGCACCGCGAAGGCGAAAGCGCACTTCGATGAGCACGGGGTAAAAGCCCAATTCATCAACGGCATTCACGCCGAGAAGTTCGGACTTCTCACCACGCACGCCTACGAAGTGGATCATCCTGGATCTGGCTATCGCATTCCACCCAAGCACGTCGGCATGTGCCTGTCTCACTACATCGCGTGGACTGTCTGTTCGTTCTTCAGCGACGAATCCTTCCTGATCTTGGAAGACGACGCGCAATTCGCTCCAGACTGGAAGTCCCGCTATCATGCGGCTATGGCTCACCTCCCTCAAGACTGGGATCTCTTCTACATCGGCTCGTGCAATTGTGAGTTGTCCCAAAAGGATCACATTGGAGGCGAAGTGTTCAAAGTCGTGAACCCTATGTGTACCCATGCGATCCTGATCCGCAACAAGGCGATTCCTGTGCTGCTGGAGACACAGAGGAAAATATGGGCACCGATTGATCTCAGTTTAATCTTCCGCTCGCTTCCAAAGCTCAAGACGTATTGCCTTCTTCCGCGCATTGTCTCTCAATTCGATACGGTGATTCAGCCATGACACACAGCTCCAAACACTCCTTCCAGCGCAACAAGGAACTCTTCTCCCAATGGAGCGCCGTCGCCAATGCCTCTTGGTTCGCGGACGTGCTCATTCACGCCCGCTCTGCCATGATGGAGGAACGTTGCACTGCGGAGGAAATGGCCGGAGCCAACCGTTTCGTGAGCATCATAATCAATCTCTGCGAAGCTGATCCACCCACACCACCCATGCCCACCACCGGACTAGTCCACGATCTCGACGTGCGCAATCACATCAAAGAGACTAAGAAAGAGAAGTGATTTATGCCTGACACAGCCATAGCCGCTCCACCAGCACCCGCAGCACCGAAGCCGAGTCCAGCGCCTCCTCCGACGAAGCCTGCACCACCCGCAGCGCCCACGCCTCCGCCAGCGTCACCGAAGCCCACGGCGGAAGCGGACACCTTTGCCGAGCTGGATCGCGCCCTCAGTCCGAAGCGCAAGGAAGAGCCATCCGCCACAGACACGCCAAAGGAGATAACAGAGGATGAGGAGAATCAGGAGGACTTGGACGCTGAAGCCGCCGAGTCGAAGTCTGGTGACTCTGCCCCAAAGTCCAAGGATGATCGCACCATCGACACGCCAAAGGCTCGCCGCGCAAAGCTGGAACAGGCGATTGCCGAGGCGAAAGCCGCGAAGGACGCGCTTGCTGAACGCGAAGCGAAGATTGCGGAATTTGAGGGGCGCTCGAAGGAATCAACGGCCCTTGCGGAGCGACTCGCGGCCATTGAGAAGGAGCGCGATGAGGCGAAAGCGGAGGCTCGCGGACTGCGGCAGGAGATGTCTCCGGAGTTCCATGAGAAATATGAGGCTCCATACGACGCGGCCTGCAATCAGGCGCAGCAATTCGTGGAGACGCTCACAGTTGACAACGGGGACGGCACAACTCGCAAAGCGAGCTGGGAACGTGACTTCGCAGCAATCTATAACCTTCCTGAAGTCGAGGCTGCCGAGCGTGCGGAGCAAATGTTTGGGAAGCATGCCGATCGTGTGATGAGGCGGTATGAGCGTCTCCACGATCTTAGTGCCACCAGAGACGCTGCGAAGGCGCATGAACGAGCTAATTGGCAGAAAACCGAGACTGAGCGTCAGGCCAATGCTGTGAGAGAGCGTGAAGCTGCCACGGCCATGTACACGCATGTGGAGAAGGATCTGCGCGAGAAGAATTCGGACTGGTTCGGGGAGAAGCCGGACGATCCAGAGGAAAACGCCATCGTGAAATCCCACTCCGAAAAGCTAATGGAGAAGCCGAAGTCCATGCAGGAGCACGTCATCCGTCAGGCGCGTGTCAAACTCTACGCTGAGAACTTCCCGCGTGTTGCCTACAGGCTCAAGAAGGCGCTGGAGCGCATCTCTGAACTGGAGGCGAAGGGAGAGTCCGCGAGTGCCTCAGAACCCGGCAAGACGCGCCGGAGTTCGAGCGTGGAAGCTCCGAAGCCGAAGACGTTCGAGGAGGGGCTGAGGAGTTTGGCGAGGGGGTGATATGACAGCCAAAAAGAGAGCGGAGTTCGACAAGTGGATTCTGAAGAGGTTTGGAGAGTTTTGGCTCAAGGAAATCATGAAGCACATCAAGCGCGACATGTCGAAGCGCCTCAAAGGCATGTATAAAGTTGGGACATGGCTGGAATTCGCAAATGGCGTCGAACGTCCTGTTGATCCAACCGATATGTGGAATGACGCTACTCCTCCGCAGGAGTGGATTGGTTTGCCTTGCGATTCGCCTGCTCAATCTCCGCCGAAGTCTTCGCATGCCCGTGGGCAATCTCGGCCATCGTTAAAGCCTGCTCGTGCGCCACGTCGGCGGCGGTGACTGCGGTATCGCGCTGAATCTGTGCGCCAGCCTCCAAACCCTTTCGCTGGATGTCTGTCTGTAGCGTGGCACTTTTGCGAGCCTGATCTGCGCGGAAGGCGGCGTCCTTATGGGCTAAACCTTGTTGGGTTTTCGCCTGCTTGATCTTCATGTCATTCTCAGCCTTCGCGGCCTTGAGCTGCATTTCCATCATCGCCTCTTTGTCGTGGCCATTCTGAGATTGCTGCTGTTGGCGCTTCTGGAATCCACGAATGAGGTTCGCGAGTTCTCCCAGCGACTTCGAGTATGCCTGAATCTGTGGGCCAAGCGCCTGATCGCCGGAGATGTTCTGGATGAGTCCGCCGATGTACGACATGACGGTACCGAAACCGATGAGATCCTTCGGAGTGCCAATGTTGTCCGTTTGCTCCACGGCGTGAATCGCACCAGCGAGCATGCCGATCAGTGTCTCGATCACCTCGGTTGCGGGCACACTTTCGTTCACGGGCACCGGCACACCCTGCATGAGCGTTCCGAAGATGGATGCAGCCCACTGTGAGCCTCGGGTGGACACGGGCTTCTCGTTGAGGGGCACCAAGTCCTCCGCCAGATTGTAGTTCTTCATTGTCGCAGCGATTGCGATATGCAGGGCCTTTTGCTGTGCTTCAGGCCCCAGGAGTGGACGGAATGCCATCAACTGCTGTGCCTCCGCAGCCTCGATTGTCGGATTCCCAGCTCCCAGCGGCACTTCGGGCTCGATGTCCCACAATTCCACATTCATGTACATGGCAGGGATTCCCATGCGCTTGCACATCTTCTGGAAGGCTCGAACGTCAGGACAGCCGCTATTGCGAATGCAGAACCGGCGGCAAATCTCCTTGTACTCAAATTTGGCCTGATGGAATGCGTTGAGCAGGATGCCTGACATCATGGCGTTTACTTGTGCCACTTTTACGCTCGTCTCATACGCCGTCTGCTCCTTCTGCGTGCCATTATCCGATTGCTGCGTGTAGGAGGAACTTGCTTCGCTCTGGAGCTGCTTGAGCTTCGACATTACGGCGTCGATCATGCCGGAATCGACGGAGTGGCGCTGATCCTTGGGCACGATGGACACGCCTTCTGGGATGATCTTCCGATCCGCCAGATTGATCTCCATGGCCCGCGCCCTGCCCGCCGGATCAACGACACGGAACCATGTATTGAAGCTCTCGAAGAGGTACTGGATCATCCGGTTGAGCGTCTGGTTCGTCCAGAAGCACGGCTCCACAAGCAGGAAGCCGAGAGAGCGCACACTCCAGTGCATGGCTGGGGACGTACACCCAAGATCGCCGTACTGGCAGTAGAGAATCTCCGAGAGATCGTTCGCGTAGGACTCGTCGCCAGCGTCGTAGAGAAATTCATCAGGATCGGCACCCTCGACAGCCGCTGTGTTGTCAGGAATCACGCGGAATTCCCACCGCTCCTTGCGCTTCTTGTCACGCTCCTTGGCGAAGAAATGCCACAAGGGGATCGTGGGCACGGCATCCGTCATGAAGCAGCCGCCATTCTGCTTTCTCAGTTCCGCGATCTTCTCAGGATGGAGAAACCAGTTTGAATCCCACCCGGCACTGGTGTTCTTGTTGCGGTATTCCTCCAGGATCTTCCCGACGGCCTTCTTGTTCCAATTCTTGCTCGAATCCTCCGAGAACACTTTGGCCCACAACTCGCCAGTGGTGTAGTAGTACCGCACTGCGAACCACTCCAGGTTGCGAAAACCCACCTCCGTGTCCGTTGCCACGCGGAAGTCACCGATTGCCACGTACCTCGCGAGCCATGTTTCCTTGTCTTCCCAAAGCTGAGGGGCGACTCCGTGGGAGACGACATCGTTGAATCGGTTGTTAAGCAGTCGGAAATACCCCGGCGATTCTTTGATCACGCGGTTGATGAAGTCCGTTATGGCCATGCCCCACTTGATCTGCTTGTCCTCGTCCTGTGGTGCTGTGGGAATTGTCACGCGGAACTTCTTCACTGGGCGCTGGAAAGCGTTTGTGAGCTGACGGACGGCGTGTGCCTTGAGTACCGGAGCCTCGCCCCAATTGATATTGAGGCTCTGGTTCATTCGCACGGCGTCCTCGTCAGGGATGGGTTTGCCGCCGTTGAAGAGGTTGTCCACGATCATCCGGTTGCGTGCGCGGACTCGCTCGATCTCGTCGCCAGCGTAGATGACGGCGCGGATGTCTGTGGGTGTGCGAAATGTCATGTTATTTCTTTTCTGATCCAGCAATTGGGATCGAGTTTGGCCATCACTTCCGGCGTGGTGTTCTTCTTGATGTGCTCAATCGGGACGTGAACCTTGAGCCTTGTAGCACATCCACAGGCGCTGCACATGAAGAGCCGATCCTCGTTGGAGACGCGCACGGCAATGTGATTCTTGAAATGGATGTACCGCCGGATGGCTTCAGCTACCGCATCCTTGGAGATTTCCCACCATGTGCCGTGGGAGTTGAGGGGGCACGCCGCGCAGACGATGGCACGAGCTTCGGCAAGATCCCGTGATACGGGCTGCATGCCATCGCCCAGCCAGTCCTTGGTGATGGCGACGAACGAAGCTGTTTGTTGGAGAGCATTCATCACTTGAGCTTTGCCCCACAGCACCCGCCGCCCCTGGAAGCCGCTATCGATCGAGTCGTGTACGGCTTCTCCGAGTTACGGCACCATTGAGGACTTCCACCGATGCGCGTGCATGTGTACTCATCCACAAGCTGGAGCGTGGTAGCGAAGTCGTGTCCGGGCAGATTGTTCCCCTTGAGGAAATCGCCGTACATCCGCGCCACATGGCCAATCTCTGGTGACGGGCCGAACGTGAAGCAGTTGTCCTTCTGCGAGCACGGCCCGTGGACGATTGCGACGGCACCATTGACAATGCGAGCCTTGATGAAGAACAGGCCCGGCGGAGACTCGCGGTGATTCTTGAGGCGCGTCATCGTTGGAGCATGCAGGCGTTCATGGTGGAGCGGTAGAGGGCGGCCTCGCGTTCGAGGAAGTCTTCGTCGGGATCGGTGGCTGAAATGGTAGCCCCAAGTCTCCCGATTTGAAAACCCAACTGTCGGGCGCATTCCGTGAGGATGCAAAAAGTGTCGTACAAGTCAGGACTCTTGCCTTTCAAGAGTTTCATTTTGTCTTTTGGCTCCACGTCCTTTTTGTTACCTGCAACAGTGTGATATTGGCGGGAGCATCCCTCCTCCATCACGTCCATCGGAAGCTCTCGGATCTGCCCTGCCTCAATGGCATTTCTGGTTGCGAACCACAATTCAGTTACGAACTTCCCGTATTCCTCATCGCACCGCTTGAGCCTCTTTTCGTGTGTAATCTCGTCGGTTACGTAAAGTCCGTCACGAACCGGGCGTTTCGTTGGGCGCTGCCCGGCGTCCACAGGGAGAGGACAATTCCGCCCAAAAACCTTGGCGTATGCGTTCCCAATGGTGCCTCTTCCGAACGAGTCATAACGCGAGTTTTCAGGAGGGATTGAAAGGTTTTCCAGTTCATTCTTGATGGATTCCGCAATCTGATCTTCTGGCCCAGCCTCAAGACGAAGATCAATCCTGACAAGCCGGACACCTCCGATACGAAGCAGGATCTTACCATCTGGAGATGGCCCAAATTCACCCCACATGCTAATGCACCTGTCTCCGCCTCCGTAGGCCGGATCGCAAGCGTGGATGCGAGTTCTCTGTTGCCCGAGCCACACCGCCTTGTCGTGCGCTCCGTGATCCCGACAGAGTTGCCGCGTTATAACACGGCTCGTCGCCAAAGAGGTTTTCATCCTCCCGCGTATCTGCGTTTCGTACTCTGGAGAATCGACTCCGTAATCTGCTCGCAATGTTTGCTCGAAAACGTGCCCGATTAGCTTCGGATAAATGTCGTGCTCTTGATCGAAATTGGGCGAGTCTGTGCCAATCAGATTGACGCACACGCCGCCTGACAACTTGATGGGCCAGACAGATGTTTTCTCATTCGACTCTACGGAACTCCATCCGTCCAGAGGCTCGGCGACGATTGAAAGCTGGCTCTCTGGATCGTGGTTTGGATTGCCAGAACCGATCAGCTTGAATCCAACGTTTGGGGCTTTGGCGACGTTGGAGCGGGCGTTTGGAACCCAGTCTAGGAAATCAGACGACATCCACTGAAGTTCATCTGCTAGGAACCATAAGTTATCCTGTTTCAAACCTGTCACTTGCCCCAATCCCACCTGGGTTTTGCCCTGCATGCAGGCGACGCACTTGATCCCTTTTCGGAAGTCCCGAACATCCTTTGTTTCGAGATCGTCCGTGGTGATGCACATCTTGTACTCAATCACATTCCCGGCGAGCCATGGGTAGCGAAGCGTTCCAAGTTCCCAAAGCATTTTACACTCGGCCCACACAGCGAGTTCGAGTTTCTCTCGCGTAGTGCTGGAAATTACGATGGCCGTATTGTGCGGAGAGGCCCAATACGAGATGAGAGAAATCTCGGCAAGGCACGACGATTTGCCGGATGAGGCGCAACCAAGCAATATGGAAATTTGGTTGTTCAGTGCCTCCTCATAAATCAAGTCCGTCCATCGATGGCGAAAGCGGCTTGGCCAAATCAACCGCCTTGCCTCCATGTAATGATGAAACAACCCCATCCCGCACGGATCAGGCTTGCTCCACCTCCCGCCAGCGCGAATGCACGTCAATTCAATCTGCAATGCATCCATCGTCTCAGGCCATTCCGCGCCATATTTGACGATTTTGCCGGGAGTGATTGAAATTGACATCGCGTTACCGTTAACGCCACATACCACCTGATGTTGCAGATTGCAACACGCCAATTTATATGCCCGCCACATCGCCGTGCAATCCCTGTTGCTCCAAACCACTGAATACCAACATCCCCGGCATCGAGGGTGTCGCAGGCATCGACGGGACGAATGGGATCAATGCCTACACCGTCACCACGGCGGATTTTGTCGTTCCGGCGGTTGGCGACACCGTAACCGTCCAAGTCGAGGACTCTTCGTGGATGGTTGTCGGGCAGGTAATTTTCATCGCTGGCCCGTCGTACTGGCGCGTCGTTTCGATTCCCGATTCTACATCCGTGGAATTGGAGTTCCTTGGGTACACGGGAGATGTTTCTCCGGGTGCGACGATTTCGACGGGTGCAGGGGTGTCACCTGGAGGTGTCGCAAGCGCCCTGTCCAGCCTCTCTGTGCACGCGGCAGGAACGGCGTACTCGCTCACGAATGTCGCGGCGTTGCTGGATTTCGGGACGACTGATTCCACTCTCGTTATCACGGCTCCGGGGACGTGGCTGATTCTGACGCGAGTGCGATATGACTATAACGCCGCCACGTTTGCTGCGGTGCGAACCGTGACGACGGCTCTCAGGCGAACGAACAACACAGCGGCTGATGTGATTTCCTCGGCGTGGAAAACCGATATCATCACGACGTTGACGTACACCGCCCATTTCCAAGTCCTGCCTCCGGTGCTCTACACCACGGCAAATTCGGACGACATCCTCCAACTCTGGGCGTCCGTCAACACTGTTCCGTCCGCTGGCTCTCTCGATGCAGTCGAGGCCGAAATTGTGTGTGTCAAAATATCATGACGCATGGCCGGACAATTCATCCTCCGAATCGCTGATATTCTCAGGCTCAAGCAATGCCTGTTGCACAATAACGCCTTCAAGGCGGACGTGAGTGATGCGGTGGATACTGTTTCAGCACAGCTGCCTAATTACGTGGTGCTGGACGTGCCAGATCCAACCACTTCCGCACTTGGCTCTTTAATCTACGTGACGGATGAATCTGGAGGGCAGGTTCCAGCCTTCACAGATGGCACAAACTGGCGTCGCGTAACGGACAGAGCAATCATCTCATGAGCATCCCCATTGGAACACAGCTCATAGATTCGCTCGGCCCCGTGATCGGCGGGATGAATTCTGGCATCGCCCCTCTCCTGCTCCCGCGTACCCAACTCGCCTTTGCAAACAATGTAACCGTTCGAGGCACCTACGCGAAGCCTCGCCCCCCATTCCAGATCCGCGAACTCTCAGCCGCAGGAAAGACTCTCGTCGCAAGCGCATTGGCCATCGGCCCATTCCAAGGAGCAGGCTTCTACAACCCTGACGTTGGCGACGAGACTTTGATAGCCTCCATCGCTGGGAGGCTCTTCCAGTTTCATGTCACGCTCACGCCTGTCACGGTGGATGAGATCACAATCCACGGTAATCCTAGCTCTTCAACCGCCGAACAGGTGTGGATGTGGCAGTCTGAGAAATGGATGATCATCACCGATGGGACGACGCAGAACCCCGTGTTCTTTGATGGGACGAGTTCTAGGAGATCCAATTATGCGACGCCGGTAAATCACACAACCACGATCACCACTGCGTTTGTGGTTCCAGCGGTTGGTTCCGTAATTGCGGGCGTCGTCGTCGGAAGCACAGTAGGCATGGTGGAAAACCTCCAGATCACGATCACCAATATCGGGACGTTTCTCGTTCAGGCAGTCACCTCCGGCACTACGGTTGATCTCATCAACCTGACGGCGCAACCAAACAAGACTGTTGCCGCTACGTCTGGTGCCCCTCCGACTCCTCTGATTAGTTGGATCACGCTTGGGGACGAGCTTCCACCCGGACGCATGGGGGCCTACGGAATGGGACGGAATGCCATGTGCCTTGTGGACGGGAAGCAATTCGTCTTCGGGGATCAGACAGGAGGTAGCAGCGGCACAATCTCTTTGAATTATCGCGATGCCGTATTGCATATCACGGAGAATAACTACCTCGCTGGTGGAGGGCTATTCAGCGTGCCGGGTTCGATTGGCGACATCCGCGCCATGATATTCTCCGCGAACCTTGATGCCTCTCTCGGCCAAGGCCCGCTCCAGATTTTCACGCACAGTCATGTGTTCTCGTGCCAAGTTCCAGTTGATCGCCTGACGTGGCAGGACGTGACTAATCCTATCTTGAGTGAGTCGCTCATCTCCAACGGCGCTCTTGGGCAATGGAGTACAGTGATTGCAAACAGCGACATCCTCTTCCGCGCCATCGACGGAATCCGCTCTCTGATTCTTGCCCGTCGTGAATTCGGAACATGGGGCAACGTCCCTGAGTCCCGCGAGATCGACTCGATTCTGGCGAGGGATTCTACGGATCTTCTGCGGTTCGGAAGTGCAATCACATGGGACAATCGCTTGCTGATGACGGCACTCCCCACTCCGTCAGATCAAGGCTTCTACCACAAGGCGCTCATCGCACTGAACTTCGATCCGCTCTCTTCCCTGCGCGGGAAGGAGCCTTCGGTTTACGATGGGCCATGGACAGGCTTGCAAGTCCTCCAGATGATCACTGGAGAATTTCAGGAACGCCCACGCGCATTTGCTTTCACGCTCAACACACTCGCCAGCCCCGCTGAACTTGAGATTTACGAGTTCCTGAAGTCCGAGATTCCCGCGAAGGATAATGGGACGATTGACATCCAATGCGAGATGCACTCGGCGTGCCTGTTCAATTATCCTGATAACGATCCGAGATCGATGGAGTTGAAGAGACTCGTGGGTGGGGAGATTTACGTGGATCAGATTGCACCCGGAACCACGGCTAATTTTCAGGTGTACTACAAGCCAGATCAGTATCCCTGCTTCCTCAGTTGGCATCAGTGGAGCGAATGCGCTGGAACTGCTGCGGAGACGGAATCGGATGTGCTGCTGAGAAAGCCTCAATTCAGGCCGGAAATGGGACTTGGAGAGCCGAATCCGAGAGCGTGTGATCCGATTACTAACCGTCCTTTCAGGGAAGGTTTTAATTTTCAGATCCGCATCATCTGGAGCAACTGCCGATTCCTCGGTGCGCGATTCAAGGTGGTTACTGCTGCGAATCCTTACTACTCGCCCATGGTGTGTAAGCAGATCTGTCCTCCGACGACATGACAGAGGTAATTCCATGTCAACCGTGCGGGGCGAGTCTGGATTGCTCGCAGCTCGATCCATTGGATTTGTATAGCCTCCAAGGCCCCCTCTTTGAGTTTATCCTCATGTGTCCCCCAGGAGCGAATTGCGGCAACTCCACATTCGTCTCCATCGTCTGCTGCGGTGTCCCTCTCCGTGCTGCGTTCCCACCAAGCGCAAGCCTCTCCCAGCGCCAGAAGATCATCGCGAAACTCCTTTCGGATTGCCGCTTGAAGCAGGAGTTCTGCGGAGGCAATCGAACTCCACCGACAACTCCTGAGCAGATCTTCTTCTCCCGCGAGATGACTGCCGCATCAGAGTGTCCGGCATCAGGACAGGAGTCTGTTGGCATTTACACCTTCGTCCTCCCTGCTGGTTCATTCCTCGGCCACTCACAGAACGAGGCAGATCGAGCAGCCAAGGCATTCGCCGGAGCGCAGATCGGACAGAAATTCTGCGTCGCTGTTCCCGGCCTCTGCCCGTGCAAAGGTGAGGTGATGAACTTTGCTCTGCGCATCAGCGGGGGACGCGCACCATTCGTGGCCTCCGTCACGGCAGGGAATCTTCCGGCTGGAACTACACTCTCCGTTGCTGGATCCGTCGTCTCGATCAAGGGCACGGCGGCGGCGTCTGGAATCTCGTCATTCACCCTCCGAATCACCGACTCCAGTGGTGGACGATGGCAGCAGAATCTCAAGATCCGCGTGCTGGAGATCGCTACCACGTCATTGCCTCCATTCGTCGTTGGTGTTCCGTACTCATACCAACTACTCGGAACTGGCGGCAGTGGGAACTATGCGTTCAAGCTGATTGGGAATCTGCCGACCGGGATCGAGATGACGCTCGCCGGACTCATCCACGGGACAGCCACGGTTGCCGTCGCGTCGTCCTTCTCCGTGCAGATGATTGATCTCGCGTGCCAAGCGGTGGATCGCACGTTCTTCCGGCCAGCGGTGCAGCTCACAGGGAATTCACATACAGTCATCGCGACAGTGCGGGGATACGACGAGTTCACGTCCGCATCAGATCCAGTCATTTCGCCATCAGTGCCTCCGAAGCGGTACTTCCGCCGCGTCTATACGCCACTCCTGAGTGGTGATGATTCCAGAGATCTGCCGGTGGAAACGAATGAGGCTCAATCCGCCACGCTCTCATGGGTGAATCTCATTTCCCCCAGCGAGACAGTGACTCCGATCTCATCCGAATACGTGCTCATGAGCGGGCAGGATCGGATCAACGTCAAAGGCGTGGAAGTCGAGACCGCCAACCTTGAGCTTTGGAGTTCATGCAGTGATCCGGCCAACCTGCGCCCGCTTTATGACAATTACATCATCCACGGGTTAACATATCCTCTCGGGCTTGCAAACGGCGACACGGCGGTTCCACCGCCCGATCCATCCGATCCACGTTTCAGCGAATGGATCAAATGCGACACGTACATTGACGATCCCCTCAATCTCATAACGGACAACTCAAACCCTGTCGTATTCAGGGGTGGAGCGCCAGTCACGAGCAACACGCTCAAGACGATCACGGTGGACGACAGTGCCGATTTCAACGCCTACCCGCTCGTCTGGTTTCCGTTTTTCATGATTGCTGGGCCGAGTCCTCATCCTGGGGGTGGCACGTGGTCATCGACTCCCGGCACCGGATTTTCGCCCAACGTCCTCATACGCATCAAGTACAAGCACAGCTACGAGATTAGGCTTTTGGATGAGTACACGGATCTGATTGCGCTCAATAATGCCCAGATCATCAACTCGAACGGATTGACAGCGGAGAACCTTCCAAGAACCACCGGATACGTCACGCGGACAACCAGCGTGCAATACCACCTAAACCTCCGAAACCTCGTCTTCGGAGAGTTTTACGTTGCAACTGTAGATTTGGTGGATAGCGTCGGCAGCGTGGCCACAAGAACGTACAATTTCACGGCGACAGCAACCACCCATGTGATCAATGACACGATTCCAACTCCGGCGGCGGGCAGATCCATCACGGCTCAAAACGCGAGAGTGACTTTCACCACATGATGACATGGCGTGCACCAAGGCATTTGTTTTAAGCACAGGAGGAGATCTGCCCTTAGACGCAGCCATTTTTTCGGCAACGCTCAACAAGATCGTGGGCGTCAGAAGCCATTGGATCTACCTCTTCAACGCCACTACTGGCGCGAAGGAGGCAGAGTTTCGCTATGCCGCTGGCGTGATCAATGAGGCGTCCGTTGCTGAGTGCGGAGGGTTCCTTTATGTCGCAACTTGGCGCGGGTTGTTCTGGAATCCCAACACGGGCGATCCGCACGTCGGGAGTGACATCTACAAGATCAACCTTGGACTGACGACATCATCCGCGCTCGGTCTAAACGTCATCGCGGGGTTGAACTTGTTCGACTTCGCAGTCGGATTCACTGGACTGGTTACGGATGGGACGTTCCTCTACGGCATAGAGCGCGGAGCGGCACAGCTATTCCAAGTCAATCCGGCTGTTCCTGCATCCTACACCACGGCAGGCAGCTTCAACCAGAGCACGCCCCTGCTAGTGTGCGAGTACGATGGAACAAATGGAGTGATTTGGGCATCGGACAGCAACGGCAGCGTCGTTAATGTGATCAACACTGACATGTCAGGTGATGCTGGATCATCCGATCCAATTGATCAGCCTCTCGGAGTCGTTCGGATTCCAACCTCCAACCTGATTTTTGTTGCAACCGGGACTCAGAATATATGGAAGTGCTTCGGTGCTGACACGCTTCCACCTCCTCTTGGGAGTTTCTCGGTTGATGGGTCGCCAATCGTTTTGGGGGTGAACGACAAGCCGGTGAGGCTGAGGTATAGGCCGAGCAACACGCTCATTTACATCCCGTGTCCGAGCACCGATTTGGTGTACACGATGTCCGCCTCTGGAGTGCTAAACCCAACCCCGATCACAGGATTCTCGGACCCTTTTGATGTAGTAATAACGCCAAGCAAAGCGTGGGCTGTTCAGCAATCGGGCACACCTCTTCGCGAAATCGTCTAAATGTACGCCACACTACAGGAAGTCAGGGACAGCCGAGTGGCCGTAGTGGCTGGGTGCTGCCCAACCTCTGACGACTTCACGTCCATAGTCAACACGGTGGTGCGTCGAGCAATGAGGCGTGGAGATTGGCCGGGACTCGTGGTTCCGATTCACACTTGCATCCACACTGGTTGTGTAGTCTGGCCACGTTACGTTGGCGAAGTCCGCAAGATAAACCTGTGCAATCAGGCCATCCCGATCAAGAACGAGTGGTTTGAATTCCTCCAGTACAGTGACGCTCCTTGGCGTTCCGCTGGCAATCGCTACTACAACAACTGGTGGGGAACCAACTGGTGGGGATCATGGTGTGGAAGTCCTGCAACCGCCGTGATGCAGGGAAAGAGCCCGGTTTTCCAAGACATGCTCGGAGAGGGCAGGCTCGTCCGCGCCTACGCCTCCGCACGAAACGATGTCGGCAAGACTGTCACGATCTTCGGCACGGACAACAACGGCCAGACGCTCTACCACCGTGATGTGGACGACAACTTTGTGGAGGGTGCAGTTCTGACGCTCACGACGCCTTTCGCGAGCACTGACACCTACGTGCGGCACATTGATCGCGTGCTTCTGGATGACATGACGGGCGATGTTCGTCTCTACGGCTACAACGCGACAACCGATCTGCTCGAAGACATAGCCACTTATGCCCCCGGAGATACGAATCCAGCCTTTGAGCGGTACAAGCTCCAGATTACAAACTGCCAGAGTGGAAGCTGCGGATGCTCTCACTCCGTCGTGGCGCTCGTGAAGCTCAAGTACGTCCCTGCTCGATTCCCGAACGATCTCATCCTGATCGACAATCTCGATGCACTCGCTCTAGGCGTGAAATCAGTCCGGCTCGAAGAGGCTGGAGATCGTGCCGGTGCTCGTGAATACGAGCAGGATATGATCCGAGAGTTGAACTTGGGACTCGGAGATGCCTCCCCTCTCGACACGATCCCTGTTCGCGTGAGCACGTTCGAGGGAACTGGTACCGGAAGACAAAAACTTTTCTGACGTATGGCTTCTTACTTTGGCGGTGCATCGGCCAGTGGAAACGGCAATGCGTGGTTGCCTCCCGGTTGGCAGAACATGCCAAGCCCGTGGGATCTTCCAACAGCAGGGCGTTACGGTGGCGGGTTCACGCCTGCCGTGTCGCCCGCCGGTGCTGTCGTTCCTGGAACTGTCCCCGGTGCTGGTGCCGTACAATCGGGTGCATCGCCTACTCCCGGAGGCTTCATCCTCAATCCCCAGCCTCAAGGTGGACAAGGAGCCTTTGGTGCAGTCCCCGGCGCTCTCGGGCTACCAGATCCCTACGCCGACTTGCAGCGCCCTCTGCCGGGATTACCTGGATTGAACGATGCCGCGTCCTCCGCGCTTCTCGCCAAGCTGCACGGTGAAATCTCCCCATCCACTCAGGCTGCCATTCAGGACGCCGCTGCTCGATTCGGAGTCTCCAGTGGCATGCCCGGCTCTGGACTCGCTGGTAGTCGTTCCTTGCGCGATCTTGGGCGTCTCTCTGAGGATCAGCAGGCTGCTGGGTTGGCGGCGTATGGCCCATTCGTTGGCGCTGTGTCGAACACACAGACTGTGAACCCCGCTCTCCAGAACGAGATCGCGTTGCAGAATGCGGTGAATGCTGCGGCACCGAATCCGACGCAGGCTGCGAGTTATGCCCGCCAGTTGTTTGACGAATATCTGAATCGCCTTTCTCAGTCGTCGAGGGGGCCAGCAGCAGGCACAAGCGGATCTCAGTTCGGAGCCAATCCGGCTGGTGGAACCGTGAGAATGCCAACCGCCCCATTCTCCAATAACGCGATCATGGCTGGAGGTGGTGCGCTTCCGCAGTACGGCGGGGCAAGCGGTGTCGTGCCGAATAGCTGGAATGGAAGCCCCGGTGATTTGTTTAGTCCCGGCCCGGTTACTGGACTCGACTTTGCGGGTGGATCTGGACTCTTCAATTACGGCTCTGGTGCTGATTTCCTCAATCCCGCTCCTGATGCGTGGGCTCAAACCAACGAGTTCAGTGGGCGAAGTGATTTGAACGATCCGGGATGGAACTCGTGGGATGACGAATTGTGGGGGGCACCTTGAATTTAAATATGTTTCCATGTCTTCCGGTGGACTATTTCACACACCCTGCTATTGGAGCAGTTCATTATTTTCGCGATCCCAGAGATGGACATTCCAGATGTTCTGAGAGAACGCATTTTAAGAACATCATTTTCAGTCCATCGTGCCCTGAAATGAGTCTCTCCACGTTTCGTGCTGACGAACCTGCCTTTTCTCACGGAATCGCGGGTATTATCTCCAGTCGTGCCCGCAAACAGGTGTGTGGGATTGCAGCACGGTGGGTTATCACAACGGTGACACACGCATTGTCCTTCTGGAATCGGCCCGTGCGCTATTGTAAACGCGAAACGATGAGCTTTGGTATGTTCTCCGTTGTCACCCACGAACTTCCCATAGCCTTTTGGGCAGACCGAAGCTTTCCATGGCCAGCATGAATCAGTGTTTCCAACTGCAACCTTTTCCCAAAAGCGATCACAAGCTGGACGCTTTCTCGCGCCCCACACCAGTTTTCCAAGCTCACTCAGCCTTTGAGACTCTTCTTGTGTTATCGAGTTCCAGCGCGCTTTGGCCCCAAGATACGAATACTCCGAATGGATTTCTTTCAGTGACTTCATTTTTTCAGTGTAACAAACGGCATCAACCCGCGTCAAGATGGCTGTTGTAATTCCAAGTTGGCTCCGTCCAGCCGATCCCGTCGCCGCCGCACAGGCAGGCGCAGGCGTGGGCTTGCAGATCCGTCATCAGAACCAAGTCGAGCAATCGGCTGCGGATCAGTTGCGGCTGGCGCAGGATGAGCTGTTCGAGCGCCGTCAGAGGGCGCAGGAGTCCCTTGCAGAGCGTCGCAATGAGGCTGCGGCTAAGTTGGCGCAGGCGTCCGCACAGATGGCGTTGCAGGCGGGGCATTATGAGGATGCGAAGAAGTTGCAGGAGGCGAGTCTGGCGTTGAGGGGGAGTCACGACAAGGCAATGGAAGCGAATGCAAAACGCAGGCTTGATTTAATGGAGACTCAACAGACGGCTGGCATGAATCCAGACGGCACGTACACGGCAAATCCAGTCAATGACATATTTGGCAATCAGATTGGGAACAAGCTTCCGGGAATGTCTGGGTATCATCCCAAGATTCAAGAAAAGAACATTGCTGCAACTCCATCATCCGCTTCCGCTCTACTTCGAGCCGTCGAACAACGCCGAAAGTATGGCAATGCTTCAGAGGAAGAGTTAGCCAACATGGACGACATGGAAAAGGGTGCTATTGGGTTTCTTTCAGGAAACGTACTCCCAAATCGTCGCCCTCGCGTTCCTCTAGTAACCACGAATCCAGCGACATGGGGCGGAGGATGGTTCGGGGTCGGCTCTCCTCAAACCACGACGACGAATTACGTGGAGGCTCCGTCCGCCGCACAGGCTCTGGAGGCCCCCGTCGTCGCCCCGCAAGCATTGCCCGATCCAGATGCAGCAGCGGCAATCCGCGCTATTCGGCTTGGCGCTCCAGAAGAAAAGGTTAAGGCTCGCTACAAAGAGCGAACCGGCAAGGATCTGGAATGGCCACCGAAACTTTAGATGCGTACACGGATCTGATTCCCAAATCGGAAGATCCTTACGCGGATCTCGTTCCCGAGAAGCCTTCCGATCTGGAGATCAGCCACCGAGAGCCCGATTCGTTTCTCCGAGAAGGCTACCGCGCTGCCCGAGAGTTGATGTCTCCAGTTCTGGGGCCAACCAGAGAGCAAGCCACACGTGAGGCTGTTTCAATTGATGGCCAGCCTGTTTACAAGCCTGCCGGTTCAGAGGTTTCACGCCTTGGCCTGCTCCCCGCACTCTCCAAACCATTCGTTGAGCTGCCGCGCATCCCGCAACAAGAAGGCACAGCCGCGCAGATCCTCGCTGGCATCGGCAATACCGGCATTGGATTCGCGGAGTTCATGGAGAGTCCGCTTGGACTCCTGACTGCGGGGATTGGCGGAGCGGCACGAGGAATTGCATCACCAGCGGCCCGCGCTCTGGAGCGCACTGTCGCTGGAGGATTCGCTGCGGACATGGCGGCACATCTTCCTGAGTCCTACCGCCAGACGAGTGAGGCGGCAAAGAGGGGTGACGTGCAGGGCACTGTCGAGGGTGCCACAGGAACAGCGGCAAGCGCCCTCCTCGCTGGCGGACTCGGTGCACACGCTCTCGGATACCCACGCCTGAAGTCAGTCCCTCCCGCCGTCGAGATCCGCGCTCTCGAGAACCTGAAGCGTCAGGAGGTGATTCCACAACCACCAGAGGATCTCTCGAAAGAGGCGGATGAGCAATCTACGGTTGTTCCGACATCAAGAGAATTGGGAGGGGCTCAGACGCCAATAGACGTTGATAAAGTGGAACAGCGTTTGGCCGATCGCATTATAGAAACCAAAAATATCGGATCTTCGGATTTCACGCATGAGGGCATGCGAAACGTGCTCGGCAACGCGGAATCAGGTGCAAGCCTAGATCCTTTGATTCAGCTTGGGATAATCGAGAAGACGCCAGACGGTTTGCTGCGATTCAATCAGAGAATTCAGGAGCTGTCCGCTCAATCTGATGCCGAGAGAGCGGCATACGCAAAACCGGCGATTCCCCCCGCCATCCACGACGAGGTTCAGCGCCTTGAAGCCGCCGAAGAGATTGGCGTGCTCAGTCCAGAGGACGCTGTGCGGCTGGAGGCTTTTCGTAATCCACAGAAACAGGAGGTTCCAAGTGCCCGTACGATCGAAAGCTCAATGGAGACTGTTCGCAGTGAAACACCCGGATCTGCTGCACAAGTGGCAGCACGAGAGCCCGGTGAAGTACTCAAGCCTGCCAAAGAAGGTGGCGCCTCACAAGCGGGGGCGGATGTTCCGAAGGGCGAAGGGGTAAAAATCGTCAGGTATTCGCACAAGGGAGGCAAAGGGCTTCTCGACAGAAGTGCTTGGGATCTTTCAAAGCTGACGGAGGACGAAGAACTGGAGCTTCCAGAACTGCTGGATTTCGGGCTTGAGCAACCACGCGGTGTTCCCGCTGGGCACAAATTCTACTTCACTGAAGAGGGTGAACAAAAACACGCGGAGCTAATCCGCCTCATATCGAAGGCGTCCAAGCGCGGAATTGTACGAGAGGAATCGACGTTGGGTGGAGATCCCTCGTGGAAAAGCAACGATGGGCAGCTTGCTGTTGATCCATCCAAAACGGCGAAACTTGAGGCTCCTAAGGAAACCGCTCCTCCGGCACCAGAATCGAGCGCACAACCCACCGTTGAGCCTCCAGTTGAGTCCGCAAAGCCGGTTTCGGAGCCCACAACCCCTCCGGGTGATGCCATCTCCTGGCTCCAATCCAAAAAGATCGACACGCAAGGCAAGCTCTTCGACGCACTCCAAGGCATTCCCGTAGCCGTTTACAACGCCGCCATCGACGTGGCTATTGCAGGCGTCAAGGCTGGACGCGCCATCGCTGAAGTGGTGCGCGAGGCTGCACGGTTCCTGAAGGAGAAATACCCCCATCTGGACGAGGATGCTGTTGCCAAGCAGATCATGTCTGGCATCGCGGACTTCAAGGGTGGCAAGGAAAGCAAGTCAATCACGGAGAGGATCAAGGAGGCGTCCGCTGGCGATGAAACACCACCGTCACGTTCCGCCGTGGTGACAGGAATGCGGCATGTCGCCTCAGTCTGGAACGCTGTATCGAAGCTGCCGAAGTTCACACCGTTCAAGGAAACGCTCAATCGGTGGATCGGTTCGCTGCAAATGTCCTCCATCGAGGTGAAGAGGATCGTCAAGGACTTCGAATCTCGCGTGAAAGATCCGAAGCGTCGTGAGGCGATCACGAACTGGATTCAGGCGGCTGGGAACAAAGAGGTGCTGCTCGAACGCGCTCGAACGTCTGAGAAGAAGTTCAGGAAGGGGTACGAGGATGCCGCAAATCTGACACCCGAGGAGTTGAAGCTCGCGAAGGAGATCACAGGACTATTCGCTGACAAGCTCAAGCAATTGCAGGATGAGGGACTTCTCAAAGAGGGCCTTGAAAACTACGTCAACCAAATCTGGAAGCGTGGATTCCTGAAGACGGACGCGCAACATGCCGCGCAGTTCGCCGGCAAGCTCGCCTCGAAGTTCAAGTTCGCCAACAAGCGCACGTTTCCATCGTTCTTCGAGGGAGAGCAGGCTGGATTTAAGCCTCTCACCAAGGACATCTCCAAGCTTGTCGGCATCTACATCTCCGAGGCAAACAAGGTTCTGGCGACGCGGAAGTTCATTGCGGATCTGACGACGAAGAAGGCTTCGGATGGGCGATTCCTTGCGTACCCCGAGGGTGCTGGAACCATCGTCCCGGCAGATGAGCAGGGCAATCCAGGCAGAGTCCTGACATTCTCCAACGCCAAGCCTGCGGAGTATTCGGACTACCGGAATGACGGCATCTCGGAGCCTGCACTTACGAAGTGGAAGTGGCTTGCAGAGGACGAAGCGGGCCAGCCCGTGATGATGAAGGGGAATCTCGCGTTCCATCCTGAGATTTACGATCACATGCGGAAGGTGTTCGGGCGCTCCGCGATAAGCGAATGGTATCGGGGCGATGGGACGCCCATCAGTCGCGTTGGAAAGCTCACGGCAAAGCTGATTGACGAGAGCAATAAAGTTGCCAAGGCCACGATGCTTTCCGGTTTCATCTCGCCGTTTCACGCCGTGCAAGAGGGGACGCACGCTGTTGGGCACAAAATCAATCCGTTCTTCAACCTGCCGGTGCTGGACGAGAAGAATCCGGCACAGGCGCGGGCAATGAATCACGGACTAATGCTCTCGGGCGATCGAGTGGCAATGGAGCATTTCGTTGAGGGACTCCATTCGCACAACCTGCTGCGCTATATTCCAGTCCTTGGAGAATGGAGCAACAATTTCTCAAGCTGGCTGTTCGAGCGGTACATCCCGGCACTCAAGTTCAAGACATACGAGGCCATCCGGCAGCGCAACCTCGCACGGTTCAAGAACGAGATCGCCAAGGGTGAGTACACGGTGGATGACGTGGAATACCTGTCTGCGCGGCAGTCGAACAATGCCTATGGCCACCTGAATTATGCGGATATAGGGCGTGATCCAACGATCCAACACCTGGCAAGGCTCGGGGCGCTAGCCCCTGATTTCTTGGAAGCACGCACAAAGTTCAGCGCCCAGGCAGCGCAGGGGCTTTCTCTCGCCAAGATTGGCCGCGAGCAATTGAACGCAATGGCCCTGCTGGCGGGAACCATTTGGGTTACGGCGCGAATCCTCAACAAGACGGGAGACGACGATTACCACTGGGATCATCCGTTTTCCGTGATCTACAAAGGCAAAGAGTATCAAATCCGATCCGTTCCGGGAGACATCGTGCATGCCATAAAGGACTCGCGGAAGTTCATCTCTGGGCGTGTCTCCCCGCTTATTAGCGGACTGGTTTTGGAGGGCATGTACGGGCTCAACTACCGGGGCGAGAAGGTGACGAAGATGGAGGCGCTTGGAGATGCCCTGATGAACGTGGTGCCCCTGACACTTCGGCAAATCCCCGGCATCCGGCAGCTTGTGGAACACTTTTCCACCACACAGAAGAATCGCACCGTCTCGCCATGGGAACAGGCGATGGGGGCGATGGGGTTGCAAATCTCCAGGTACTCCCCAATCACCGAGACGTACAAGAACGCCCATGTCTGGAAGGCGCAGCATGGGATTCCAGAGGATCGAGGTACGTATCCAGTCAGCAAATACCAACAACTCCGTTACGCCTTGGAGGACGGGGACTTCGAGAAGGCGAAAGAGGAGATCAAGATTTTGCGTGCCGGAGGAATGACGCAGCGCAAGATCGAACTCGGGTTTGCGGAGTCAATCGGGCATCCGTTCACGGGCTCGAAGGCCACGGATGAGCAGATGAAGAAGTCACTGCCGCCGAAGGAACGCCGTCTTTACGATCAGGCGATTGAGCGGCGGAAGGTGATTCTCGAACGCTTCAAGCATGTGAAGTGAGGTTTATGGTTGTGATGACATTGCCTCAATTTCCTCCAATTCCTTGATTCTGACTTGGCACATGTTGCGGAGCAGGGTGAAATTATTTCTATAGATAGCATACTGTCCCCCGCCCACAGATAGTGTGACATTTGTGAACGCGCATTGATGCCAAGGCACGAAATATGTGTCCAGTGTGTCGATCTGGTGGAACGCTATGATGTCCGCCTGTGGCACTTTTCCTATTCTGTAAAACCATCCACTTACTCGGTGGTATCTTGCATTCCTGGCCGTCTTTACATCCATTTTTAATATTCCGTTTACGAGGATGTCGAATGGATATTTCACAGGCCCTTGGCGCTCTGGAGAAAAGCCATTCTTAATCAGGATTGACACGACGCTGTGCTCTCCCTCCCACCCAAAGTCAGAGTCTGACTCTGTGCGTTTAAGTCCCAGTTTCTCAGCCCAGAATACGTACCCTCCACGTCTGCATATTTGATTTGAGAGTGCTGCATTTCCGACAGATTGGAGATATCCATGCGACGGCATGCGCCCGATATCGTTGCCAATCTTGAGAAGGAGATCTGATACGTCCTGATCAGACCAGCGTTTGCGATTACCCATGCGGGCTATTGTGGTAAATTAAAATTATAGTGCAATGCAATTCGTTCTAAAATGGTACAGAGTCGTCGTCAGAATCATCCACCACCTTCGGAGCCGCCAACGGCAACCCCGGTTGCGCCTTGGTCCCCCTCGCAATCGGTGCCGCAGGCGGCGCTGGCGGATCTTCAGGATCGTCCTTCTCCTGCGCAAACGGTGCCGGGCAAACCACTTCAATCCTCCCGTAAATCTGGAGCTTGGCGTAGCTCTTGTCCTTGTACTCGTATGCTGTCGCACTCGCCTGCCCCGTCACGCTGACGATCGCCCCCTTCTCGCACCCCTGCGGCAGATCGCCCATTGAGCGGATGGCCACACGATCGCGATACTCCTTTCCGCCCCATTCTCGGGGTGACAATTCAATATCCACGCATGTCTAGGGCTTCGCTGTGCCCTTGGCGGGGATTTCGGTGATCTTGGTGATAGTTCCTACGGCGGTGGCTGTGACTCTTTGCATGCCTCACTCTGCCCACCACCAAAAACTATTTGCAACTTTATTCTTGCAACAATTTCTTAGTCGGTGCATCTTCCGCGCATTCGATGAGAACAAACCGAAAGCCACAGTTGAGGAATGGAGAGGCGCAGATGTCATTTTGGGTGCCGGATGGAATTGCCACCGCATTCAAAAAGGAGTGCATTCGGATCGGCGTTAACCAAACTGGAGCGTTCGCATGGGCACTTGAACAGGCCACGAAGAACTTGAGTAAAATGAGCGCCTTTCCTTGGGCTGGAGGTGGGAAGTGAACCAAGAATTCCACATCAAGCTCACCGTGTACGTCGATGTCACGGCCAATGACGCTGGGACAGCCCAAGATGTGGCCCGCGATCTTGTGCCGCGTGAATTCGAGATTCGAGACGTGGAGATTGTGGATGAACAGCCGGTGGAGTGCGGGAGGGCTGAATGAGTAAGTTTTACCGTGTTCTCATTGAGGGTGCTGTGCGGGTTAAGGCTGATTGTGAGGAGGACGCTGCCAAGGCCGTGCGCGAGAAGTGCAGGCTCACGCACGAGATTGAAGTGATCTGTATGGGCGAAGACGACGATCAGGAGGACTGAATGACTCCATTTGAAAAAGGCTACCGCGACGAACTCGCCGGGATCGAAGATCCACCGCTCGATGGTGATGATCGGGAGCGGGAGCAATACGTGCAAGGTATGTGCGCTGCGATGGGAGACTCCGAAAAGCAACGCCTCGCCGTCGAGGAAGCCAAGCGTCGCCTGCCCGATTACTACTACGAGAAAGATCCTGCGGACGAAGTGAGCCTCTGGAAATTCATCCTCTACCTCTCACTGATCGGCGCATCCGTCCTGCTCTCGCTCACTTTCATCTGCTGGTTGATTTCGAAGGCTTGGAGGTATGCTCACCCATGAGAACAGAATTAACCCCTCAACAGCGCGAGGAAGTGCGCCGGAATCAGGAGTTCGAGGACAAAGTGGAGCATTGGGCGCTCTCGTTCCTGTGCGCGGCTGTCGTCACCGGGGCGATCGCGTTCGTGGTTTGGCATGGGTTGCAGACGATTGGATTTCCGAGATGAACGGTTCAAACAAATCAACGAAATGAAACTATCACGCACAGCTATCATTGAATCCTGTGTCTCCGAAGATGAGACGAGACTGGTCCTGACGAATCCGCAACTGGAGATCACCACGGATGCGAATGGCAAACGCTCCGGTGTAATCATCGCCACTGATGGCCGATGCCTCGCCAGCGTGCCGGTGGAGATTGAGGACGGAGATCAGGCGGGGAAGGTGCCAGTGGCTGCTCTGGAATTGGCTCGCAAGCAGTGTGAATCCGAAGGGGAATGCGACGAATGTGGCCACGCCATCAAGGGCTTTATCGGCCCGGAGATTGCGATTGCGTGCGGGGAAGTGGTGACGCTCCAAGGCGGCGAGTCATTCCCGAGGAATGTTGAAGGCGGAAAGACGTTCCCGGATACCAGCGAAGTAATCGCAGACGTGAAGCCGCCCATCGTGACGGTCTCCGTGAGCATGAATCTTCTCACGCGCATCTGCAAGGCACTCGGAACGGAGCAGGTTGTCCTCGAAATCTCAGGCGACAAGGATATCCTGAAGGTTCGTCCGCGTGACGATAGCGGCTACAACGATGGCCGATTCGCACTTTGGATGCCGATGAGGCCCGAGAAGAATTTCTGAACAAAATCGCCCCGCTCGATTCACCGAACGGGGCAACAAATACCAACGAGAGATAACATGAGTAACGAGAAATCAGTGGAAGTCAAGAAGCCGGAGAGTGGCAAAGCGCCCACCGTCACGCAATCCGAAGGGCTCAAAGCCGCGCAAGCCTTCGTGGCACAACACGCGAAGATGATTCAAAGCGTGGTCGCGAAGCACATGACGCCAGAGCGGGTGTTTCGCATCGCGGCAATGAGCATCAGCCGGAATCCAAAGCTCGTGACCGCCTGCCGCCAGTCACCCGAGAGCCTCATCGACGCGCTCATCCGCATCACGCAATGGGGCCTCGAAGTGGATGGACGCTCGGCCCACCTGGTCCCGTTCTGGAATCAGAAGATCAGCCGCTTCGAAATCGCGCCGATCATCGACTACAAGGGGATGGTGACGCTCGCCCGCCGATCCGGTGAAATCGCGGCCATCCACGCGGACGTGGTGTGCGAGAATGATGAGTTCTCGTTTTCCTACGGCTCAAATGCCCACCTGAACCACAAACCGGCGAGAGTGAACGCAGGCGATGTGATCTGGGTTTACAGCTTCGTCCGCCTGAAGGACGGCTCCGACGATTTCAGCGTCATGTCCGTCGAGGAATGTGACGACATCCGCAGGGAGAGCCCACTCGGATACGACCGTGAGAAGGGCGAATTCAAAGGTATCCACGCCGAGTGGCCGAATGAGATGCGCAAGAAGACGGTTTTCAGGCGGCATACGAAGTGGCTCCCGATCTCCGCCGAGCTGATCGAGGCCCTCGCGACTGACGGCGACAATTCGGAGGATGCGCGATTTGCGAAGGCCAAGCAGGCGGAGATCAAGCCGCCGAACTTCCTTGGACGATCCGCCACACCAGCGTTGCCAGAGCCAGCCGCGGATTCGCTCAACGGCAATGAGGATGAGCGGGAGATGCAACCAGCCCGTGCAGAAAATGCACAGACCGACGACCACCCTCCCGGCCTGGAGCCTTCAAAAGCCGAGACTGTCGCCAAGGGGATTTGGAACCAGACGGTTGGCAAGGAAGCTGGAATTGAGATTCCACCAACTCCCGAACGTCCTCCACAAATGAAGCTCGCGGACATCGTGATCGCTGCCGGGAGCAACTTCGATGGCTTCATGAAAGTCATGCTGCAACTGGGGTGGGTTGCGCCGGGCGATGAGGGGAAATACGACTGTTTCGAGATTCTGCCGGAGAAGTTGGCAAAACGCTGTTTGGCTGCGGAGGGGTCGCTGGTGAAGAAGCTCAAAGGGAGCGAGGTGGCCAATGTCTAACATCACGCCTTGGGATTTGTACGCGGCGGGGGCGTTGGCGGGGCACATCTCCCATCCAGACAACTGCTCCTCGTATGAGGTAAATGCTGGGGCTGCTGCGAAGTACGCCCATGAACTCATGAAGCTCCGTCCGGTGGAGGAGCCATCAGGCATACACTGGTCCCCGGCTGTAGCCGCCGTGGTAGTCGCTGCTCATGACCTATGCCGTTCGGTTAATCTATTGACGCTCCATCCTGAGAGTTTGGCCATCTTTCGGCGTGCCGCTCTCGAATCCGCTCTGGCGGAACTGGACAAGGAGGCGAAATGACTGACGAGCGTGAATCTTTGCCCTCCTGCTCCGGCCTCCAGCGCATCCGCGATTGCGGTGGGAGCTTTCTGGCGGAGTTGCCTCTTCCACGTGTCGAAACGAAGTGGTCCGGCAAGGGAGATGACATGCACCTCGTGCTGGCCAAAAAGAAGCAAGCGAGCAAGCTTTCACACGAGGACCAAGAGACCATTGAAACCTGCGAGCGTCTTTCAGAGGCGGTGTGCCAACAGACGCTCGGCTGTTCAATCGCTGAATGCGATGAGGTGATCTACGAGCAGCGCCTTTGGTTGAAGGAAAACGGCAAGAAGATTCTTTCAGGCCAGTTTGATCGTCTGCTCATCAAGAACAATCTCGCATGCGTGCAGGATTTCAAGACGATCCGGCCAGATGTCGAGGACGCCCCAGACAATATGCAGCTCCGAGGGTTGGCCGTCCTTGTGCATGACGACCAATTCCACCTTGGTCTCGATGAGGTTTACACAGCCGTCATCGCTCCTTGGATCTCCCCACAAACCACCCTCTGCCGCTACACCCCTGACGATCTCGCAACCGCCTACGAAGAGGTGAAGTCACTCGCCATCGGCGCTCTGGTGCCGGGACAGCCTCGCATGCCCGGAGAGTCCCAGTGCCGCTACTGCCGTGCCGCGAAGGCGCTCAGTTGCCCCGAGTTCGTCGCGTCAGGGTTGGCCATTCAGGAGTACAACAACGGGAGCGTTTCGCCTCAGAGCCAGATGGCCGTCCTGTCCGCATTCTCTCTTGGCGAACTCCTCAACCGGTTGCCGCTCGCTGAAGCTGTCATCGACGCCGCCCGCACCGAAGCCAAGCGCCGCCTAGAAGCTGGGGAGGAAGTGTCAGGCTGGAAGCTGAAGGAAGGTGCCATCCGAGAAATCATCACGGACGCCACGCGAGTCTATGGACGGTTCGAGGATCTTGGCGGGCACTCCACACAGTTCCTAACGGCTGTGACCGTCGCCAAAGGAAAGCTCAAGGACGCGCTGCGCCAAGTGACGGAATTGAAAGGCAAGAAGCTGGATGACGCTTTGGACGCGCTGCTTGATGGTTGCACTGAGAGCAAGCAGAATTCACCAAGTCTCGTCAGGGTGGCGGTGAAGGAAGTGGAGGGGGCGTCATGACCTTCAACAACATAACCGCGAACCAGAACGCGCTATGCTCGCAAGCTGGAGTCAACCACGAGCGTCAAGACGTGCGCGACTTGCTGGGCATCATTGACGAATTGGACAGGCGTTTGACGGCGTGCAAAGAGAACTACGCGAAGCTGGTGAAACAAGAAGCACAGTACGCCGATTTTGGTGAAGGTGAAAACACGATCACCATGGAAAAGGTTGAAATCGAAATCATCAACGGAGTTGGTGGACCTTGTATCGCCATCAACGGAACTCGTGTCGCTGGCCCAAAACCGTTGGGCGGAGGTAAGGTTATGAAAAGTTGGATAGCACCCAGACAATATGTTGAAGCGGCCATCAAGCACTCGGCTGGAAAATGATTAATTCCACACAACAACTCCTCTGGGAATCAGAGCAACCATCTTCGGTGGCGCGATTCAGCAGAACGTGGGCGATGCCGTCAAAGGACACGTTTGAATGCCGCCCAATTGGTGACTTCGTTAAGCGATACTTGGCTGCCTCGACGTGCTCGGTAGATCCGTTTGCGAGGAACAAACTATGGGCAACTCACACCAACGACATCAACCCGACAACCAAAGCCGAGTTTCATTTGGACGCTGAAGTGTTTCTAAAGTCCATGAGGTATTCTCGCATAACCTGCGATCTGGCGATCATTGATCCACCTTATTCGCCACGGCAGATCAGCGAGTGCTACAAAGAGGCCGGAATCGCGTGCGGGATGGCGGACACTCAGAATGTGGCGCTTTATTCCAGGGTGAGGAAAGCCCTCGTTCCAGTGCTTGCGCCCGCCGCCATTGTTTTGAGCTTCGGGTGGAACAGTGTCGGAATGGGACTCAAGCACGGATTCGAAGTCATTGAGATAATGCTCTGCTGCCACGGAGGCGCTCACAACGACACGATTTGCGTTGCAGAAAGGCGCAGGAAACTGGAGGTGGCACCGTGATCGCTTTCCAACTAGTGGACCTTATCGACGAGCTTTATTCTCGGTTCATGACCGAAAAGGCGAAGTGTTTCAATGAGCAGGACGAGGGCCAGCGCATCTTGGCTGCATGGGCAAAAGAGTTAGCACTCCTCGAAACCACCATCCGCAAGGCGACGGAGAGCGGGGAGAAGGTATGAGCAGAAGCGAATGCGAAAAGGGATACAGGCGGTGGATTTCACCGAGCAACAAATCACGCTCAATCACGTCATCGCCCACTGTGGACGAAATGATAAGCGACCTCTTGGCAGGTGGATGGAAGCGGTGGAAAGGCAAGCACACGATCTGGCAGTCACCGGTTGGTTTGATATGGCGAGGGCCAGCACTGGCATGGCACGTAATGAAGGGCCTTCCATTTCCGCCCAATGTGATTGATAAGGAGAAGGCTCGCTCATGAAATGGACCCAATCCCTCGTTGACTCCCACAACGCCCGAGTCACCTCGCGCAAACGCCTTGATCCCGCAACGGAGTTATCGCGGACCAATGTTGACGGGCCTGCGAGTAAGTTTGTAAGTTTGTAACACGCCTATGACACTACAGTTTTTTGTTGCGGGACATGCCAAGCCATCCGGTAGCAAAACTGGCTTCCCCATCTACCGTGGCAAAGCTGGCCACAAGGAGTTCACGGGGCACGTCGCGATGGCGGATGCGTCGAAGGGGGCGAAAGATTGGAAGCGGACGGTGGCGATGGAGGCGAAGAGAAGGTTTCCGCGCTACTTCCTTGGACCGTTGCGAGTCATACTTGTTTTCGCGCTGCAAAGGCCGAAGAGCCACTTCGGCACCGGCAAGAACGCTTCGGTGCTCAAGGAGTCGGCACCCCGGCATCACACACAGAAGCCCGATGTGGATAAACTTAGTCGTGCTGTTCTGGACGCCTGCACTGGAATCGTGTGGAAGGATGACGCGCAAGTATGCCGGAAGGATGTTTTCAAGGCGTGGGCTTATCCTGGGGTCGATGAGCCCGGCGTCAATATCACGGTGGAGGAACTGGGATGAGTGAAGACTCCGACATGGTAAACGCCCGCGAGGAATTCGTTAAACTCACGATGGCGTGTTTGACGATTCCAGACAGACGGGATGAGGGCGCAATCGCGGCGTTCATCTCGGATGCCTTCGAAGCTGGCTGGTGCGCTCGACGTAAATGGAACACCCGCGCCGAAGACCCGGGGGTGGGGAGGTTGAGGTGGAGGTGTAGGTGCGAGGTGGTGTTGTGAAGCCATTCTGC